TTGCAAAATACATATTTCCCCAGTAAAAACGTCATTTCCTTATCGGTGTGCAACCACAATCAAGCAAACGCCATCATCGAAACGGTTGTTGTCCCCAAAATCCAACTGATCGCTGAACAGCACAGCGATATGATTGAAAAGCTTTCTGTAACCGAGGAAATCGACAGTCTCAAGGGACGTATAAGCACCTTGGAAAACGTTGTAAAAACTCATACAACACAAATTTCGGAGCTTAAAAAAAGCACAATAATAAAAATCAGAACATCGGGACTTCAGGGTGGCGTACGCCACCCTGTTTTGTGTATTTAAATGTACATTTAAATACGTTTGTCAAGAAGTTTAACACTCTTGAGTTAAAACACGATTGATTCAAGTAATTATTTCCATAAACTGTTATAAAACGAGACAGGTCATTAAGTGCACAATTCAATTCGACCGCAATTTCCGTACCTAACGGCCAGGACGGCGCTTTCGTCCCTCTCTCAATTTGGCAGAGCATGGATTGAGTAACGTTAATTTTCTCCGCCAACTCCGCCTGCGTCATTCCTTTAACAAAAGAGACGCCCCCACGCGGCGTTGACTGCCCTGTATCAACGTGATATAGTAGTAACACCATCCCGAAGGAGGCTGCGCCATGAACAACGAAGAAAAGATTTTAGCAATCCTGCAACAGATGCAAGGAGACATTTCAGGTTTAAGGCAAGAAATGAATGAACGCTTTGAGGCTGTCGACCGTCGCTTTGATAAAGTAGATGATCGTCTGGATTTCCTTGAAACCTGCATCAACGAGGCCGCAAAGGACACACAGATGTCTATTCGCCGACATGAAAAAGAGTATCATGAGGCCGTTTGACCTCCTTCACGCCGCCCTAGCGGGCGGCTTTTTTATGCTGTCCGCTAGGCTGGTAGAATCCTTTTGCTGTTGCGCGGCCTTGAAAGCCATTCCTTCGCCAAACGCCAGTAGTTTTTCTTCTTCAAAATCGGTAAGAACTGGTACGAGTTTCTTAAACACATCCAGAATCTCACGCTCTTTGTCTGACATTTTATCTACCCCTTTATGTGTTTATATGACTATTATACGTCTCCAAATCACATAAGTCAAGTATTTATTTGTTGACAAACGCACATTTGTATGATATTGTTATTTTTAGAGAGGAGGCATAAATTTTGTACAAGCGCATTAAGGAGCTGCGCAAAGCTTTACATTTTACCCAGCAAGAATTTGCCGATCGTATCGGAATTAAGAGAAACACAATTGCTAATTATGAAACTGGGCGTAACGATCCTATCGATGCTGTTATATCTTTAATTTGTAAAGAATTTAACGTAAATGAGCGGTGGTTACGTACTGGCGAGGGCGAAATGTTCTTACAAATGACAAGAGATGAGGAAATTGCAGCTTTCATTGGCGGTGCGCTTGCTAAGGAAACAGATTCCTTTAAAAAGCGTTTTATTTCTATGCTGGCACGCTTGAAAGAATCTGATTGGGAAGTGCTAGAACGTATGGTTGCAGGAATAAAAAAAGACTGAACCTTTCGGTTCAGCCTTTCTCCGTTATGGATTTTACAAACTGATAAATTATGTTTAGCTGCCTGTCATCCGCCAACTCTAAAAGAGCTTGGATTTTCTCCCGAATGTTTTCAAGGGGAACTACTTTTTCAACACCGTCGCATAGTCTTTCTCCTTTCCCGTATCGGGGGCGCCCCATTTTATTCCGGTAAGTCTATTGTAATACTTGTATTATATTTCTTTAAAAGGAATTTTCATCCAGTCAACATGAGAGGAGACATGAAAATGGATGACAAAATCACAGGATCAGAAACTTCTATTGGAATTGCTGATGAAATAGCAAAATTAAAAAAGCTGCTTGATGATGGTATTCTTACGCAAGATGAATACGATCAACAGAAAAGCCGCCTACTGAATAATACACCAACTGAAAGTACCAATAGCGCTTCGTCGCCTCAAAATCAAGGCCTACAACCGTCGCCCGAAAAGCCTAAAAAAACAGGGAAGGGTTGCTTAATTTCTGTCCTGATTGTACTCTTAGTCATAGCTGGTATAATAAGTGTTGTCACAAAAATTACAGAGAACTCAAACAATGCTACATCCTCTAACACAACATCAACCAGCGCTGAATCTTGGCGTGAATTTGATGACCGTACATGGGCTGATTTTAAAAATTTATATGTGTCACATAGTAGACTTTTACAAAATGTTTCCCTTTTTTCGGAAGGGCGCGTAAGCCAGTTAGAGTTGTATGATTCAATGAAACAGGCAAAAGAATATTTTAGGAAAGCTGCTATGAGTTTTGATTATGGAAACAATAGCGAAGAAAAAACTTATTTATCTTCTTTTTCATCTATGGCGTTATCAGATCAAATGGCTACGGAAAGCATAATGAAATACTTAGACAAAGGTAACATATCCGATCTTTCCAAAGCTACTGATCACCTCGAAGATGCTAAGGAAGCCGCCCTACTGATTGCATCTAATAGAGGAACCTTGCTTGTTCGTGCAGGCTATACACAAGAAGAAATATCCGAAAAGATAAATTCTGAAATGGCCGAACTTGAGGAACAAATATCTAATGGCGGAAACTCCTAGTCATAAATATAACTAAACATAAAAAAATCCGTCCCCGGCGGCAACCGGGGACGGATGGGTGCAAGCATATAAACCTACCAAAAATTTATAAGCTCTGCGTGTCTATTATACCGCCTTTTCAGGCCGCGCGCAAGGGCTTGGAAGGGTGTTGTTTTTTATGGGCAGACGCACGAACACAGCAAAATGGCTGGACACGCAAAAGCGTTGGCAGATCAACGTTCAAAAGGACGGGCAACGGCGGACTTTTACTTGCTCCACTCCCGGGCGCAACGGCCAGCGAGAATGCAACCGCAAGGCGGACGCCTGGCTGGATGAAGGCATCAGCGGTTCTGTTAAGGTTGCCGACCTGTGGCAATTATACCTGAAAAAATGTCGGGATACACAATCCCGGTCATCATATCTACAAATCGTATCAGTCGGCGAAAATTATATCCTGCCAATCATGGGGCGTCATAAAATTGAGAAAGTAACCGAAGGTGTTTTACAAGGGATTATCGATTCCGCCTATAAACACGGTTCATATAAAGTCGATTATAAACAGCGCCGGCCGCAGCAGCTTCCTTTATCCCGAAAAACGTTGCTCAACATCCAGGCCGTGCTCCTGGCGTTTATTAAATGGTGCCGCTTACAAAAGACAACTTCTCTGCGGCCGGAAGATGTTACGATACCAGAGGGCGCCCGCTATCGCGGAAAAATTTAACAGCCGGATAGCCTTGCAGTGTTATTCCGCACTGATACAACGATCATGCGCGGACAGCGCGTCTTTGATAATTATATTTACGCATACAGGTTTCAAGTGGCCAGCGGCGTCCGGCCGGGCGAGCTGGTTGGCCTCCAGATCGGTGACATAACCAATACCGGCGACATATGCATTAAACGGTCTATAAACCACATAAAAAAAGTCATACAAGGTAAAAATCAGAATGCAATCCGCAGTTCCACCCCATCACCTTTAGCCCAACAGGCAATCGAGGGGCAGATCAAACTGCTTAAAGATACAGGAGAACCGCTGCTTGCGGAAACGCCGCTATTCCAGATCAAAAGTCAAGGCGCATATTATAAAAGATGGAAACGGTATCTTGAATCTAATGGGTTGCCCGCTATATCGCCATATGAACTGCGTCATACATTTGTCTCCATTGCAAAGTACCTGCCGGAAGGAACCATAAAATCGCTTGTCGGGCATTCCCGGAGCATGGACACCTTTGGGCAATACGGGCACGCGCTGCTCAATGATTCCGAGCAAACTGCCGCCGCCATCGGCGATTTGTTTGCAAAGCTGTTAAATAAAAACGTGTTATAAAGTGTGTTATCGTAAAAAGTAAAGCCGCCTGCAATAAACCTGCAAGCGGCTTTACGTGGTGGAGCGTCCGCAACCAACGATGAACCCATAAAAGCGGCATTGTCGGCTTCGATTTCATCCAGCAGACTACCGTTCATTTCAATCGGCCTATCCCCGCCGTTCAGTATCATCGTAAACTTATCATCCCAAAGATAGAACGCCCGGAGAAAGATATTGATAATGCCCTTGCGATTATGCTCGTCGTTGATATTGCCCTTTTTCAGCGAATGGAGAAAAGCGGAGATTTGCGGGACAGTGAACACAACTTGTCGGTTCATCTCAATGGCGATTTGTGCTTGCAAGTCCGCTTTTTCCTGTTGCCGCTTCTCAATGCGGCCTGTTATCATCTCCACCGATTGACCGCTCTCCAACGCTTTCCAGAGGTTTTCAATGGCGGTGTCGGCTTCTTGCAAGGATGCTTTTAGCCGCTTGACCGTGGAGCTGTCGAAATCAGCGTCACAGGCCGCCGCCACGGATTGGGCGATTCTCTCAATGTTGCTGTCGGTGAGCAGCTTGCGGCACTCCAAAACCACTCTGTCCTCGATGGCCTGTTTACTGACTACCTTTTTCTTGCACTTGTGCCGTTTGTAATTATTGCAAGCGTAGTAAAAATAGCTTTTCCCCGCTTTCCCAGTACCGCCGTAGCCTGTCATTAGTTCCCGGCAATAGCCGCAAAACAGCTTTGTTGTCAGCAGATATTCCATCTTGCCCCGTGACCTTGCCGGGGCTTGTTTGTTGCGGTCTAGGATGTGCTGCGCCCGCTGAAAAAGCTCGTCCTCAATAATGCGGGGCATCCCATCCGGGGTTTCGGTATCCTTGTAGATATAATAGCCGATGTACCGCCTGTTCCGCAAAAGTCGGTGCAGACTATTTTTGTTAAAGTCCTTACCGATGGAGGTTCTAATCTGCCGGGCGTTTAAGTCCTTGATGATGTCGGTCACCGTTTCGCCGCTGGTGTACCTCTCGAAAATCTCCCGCACAATGGGGGAGGTTTCCGGGTCAACGTGGAATCGCCGTTCCTCGTCTATCCGATAACCCAAGCCGGGGTTACTGCCATTGCTCAAACACTTTTCGGCGTTGATGTTCATCCCCCGGCGTATCTTTTGGGATAGCTCGGCGGAGTAGTATTCTGCCATACTTTCCAAAACGCCCTCCACTAAAATTCCACTGGCATCCTCGCTGATATTTTCTCTTGCGGAGAGAACACGCACACCGTTCTTTTTCAGCCTTGCCTTGTTGATGGCACTATCATAGCGGTTACGGGCAAAGCGGTCAAGCTGATAGACAAGAACGCCCTCAAAGGTGTGCTTGTCGCTGTCGGCAATCATCCTTTGAAACTCAACCCGGCTATCCGTTGTGCCGCTCTGCGCCCGGTCTATGTACTCGTCTACAACGGTATGGCCGTTATTCTTGGCGTACTCATAGCAAGTTTGAAGCTGCCCCTCAATGGATTGCTCGGTCTGGCTATGGCTGGAATAACGGGCGTAGATGACTATGTTCAAGGTTTCACCTCCCCCAATAGGTCAAGCAATGTCTTTTTTAGTCGGTCATTCATCGGTGATTTTGGGTCAAAACACATCTCCACAAACTTTGCCATTTCCGGGTCGGTCTGCTCTATTTTGGGCTTGTACTCATACAGTTTTCCCTGCGGGTTATCCGTGCGCCCATAGATGTAATCCAGTGATACATCAAAGTAATCCGCATACCAGAGCAGCACCTTTGTGGAGGGGGTGGATTGCCCCGTTTCGTAGCGGTTAATACTGGCCTGTGTTGTACCGATAATCCCCGCAATTTTCATTTGCGAAAACTTCACGCTCTCACGCAACTGCCGTAGTCTTTCTGCAATCATATTCAAAGTGTTTCCCCTCCATTTGTTAATTCTATTATACACGATATTCGTTTAAATATCAACACTATAAATGTATTTTACGATAAACAAAATAGGCGCTGACTGCATCCGCCAGCGCCCATTTTTAAATGTTATAGAAGCCCAATCCAACGGAGTAAGTAGACACAGTCTTGAAAGCCCTGTTGATAAATAAATGCATCGTCAAAAGCAAAAGCGTGATTTTTTGCAGCATCAAACTTGTTTATCAGTTTGTAATCAACGCCTAACTTTTCCTCTATCAATTTGTAAAGTGCATCACATTCCTGCGCTCTATCCGCATAATCGGAATCTATTTGCTGACGCTCATACGCTAGGCGGGTGCAGGATACAGCACAGCAATCACGGAAGTTTTGTGCAAATGCTTGATACCCGGTTTCCATAGCAACAACCCTTTCTTTTTACAACCGCTTGAAAGGATGGGGCGCACAGTGTATAATATTTATGCGCTCTGTTCTTTGAACGGTTGTGCATCGTAGGGAGCGGCGGCTTGTTTGACGACGGGACGCCGCTTCCTCATTTTTCGTCTTTCAGGCGGTTAATCGCTTGACGCACTCCCTCTGGATGATTGATTTTTCTTTTCTTACAGTAATCATCCAAAATTTGAAATGTTTCATCCGAAACTCGTGTTGATAATCTGTGCGGTTTCGGTTCGTCTGTCGGTCTACCGCCCTTGTTCTTTTCGGTCAAGGTTTCACCTCCTAGTTTTGGCCGCAAAACCATTATAGAGGTTTTGCGGCCAAAAGTCAAGCGCATAGAGAAAGCCGAAAGCAATTTGCTTTCGGCTTTCTCTATGCGTGGGGTTTCCAAAGGGGCTTGCCCCCTTTGGCACACGACTTTGCGTAGCAAAGTGTAGTGTGTTATACCCTCCTACACCGCTGCTGCGAAAATGCTGTTGCCACCTTAGAGGGCAACGGCGTTTGAAGCGGCAGGAAAGCGGACGGGGATTTGCAAGCGAAAAGCCGCAAATCCTCGTCTGCTTTCATAAGGGGCGGGAGGGTATATGAAGCCCCCGTTTTTCGTTCATCGTCTACAACATCGGGCCAACTTGGCCCGATGTTGGGAGTTCCAGCACAAATTCAATCGTAAAAGTTCTTACTTCGCATATCTCGTAGACTTGCGGCTAGTGGACTAATTCTTTTAATCTTTTTTCAATGGATGGTAGGGTAATGTGTCCATCAAAATCCATTGTGTTTTCCCGCTTTTCCATGCTAATTATAAATGCTACAATATTTTGTTGTTCTTTATCTGCCAGTGTTTTAAACTCATTTGAATTTAAAAATCCAATCATTTTTTCGTATGCGGCATTAATATCAATATATTTTTCAATACTTTCTTTATGTACGTTCCAGATGGCAAAAACCGAATTCCCCATACCTTTCCCATGCCCGACTGATGCACTAATAAATTTGGCTAATGATAAATCAGAATGAAACATTTTGTTTGTGCATTGTTTTGCTTCTTCCATATCAATTTTTTCAAACATCCATATTACACTCATTGCGTCCACATTGTCTAGAATAGCACCCGATTCAAACTCACTAATGGTTCGGCATTTAAAAATTTCTTCTAAGTAAAGGACTTCATCAAGTGTAAATAGCTTTTCTTCCGTCCTCGACTCCGAATCGGTAAACCGATTGTGTTGACTTTCAAAATCGTACAATAAAATTTGTACTGTGGATAGACTGACCTTCTCATCGTCAAATGTTTTTGATACCACATTAAACCGCTCTGCTTCTGGCAATTTTGTAAGTAGTGTTCTCGCAGTAAAATGAAGTCGCCAGCTAAAGGGCATAGAAAAAAATGACTGCTCTGTATCATCATCTAGCAAATGCCATTGTTGAGCCAAACAAACAAATACCAATTTGGCTCGTTCTGAATAATCGGCATCTTCTTTCTTTTTATGAAATAAAGCATTAACATGATCCAGTAAACGAGTAGTCTTATTGTCCTCATTAAATTTTAATATCCCATTTAACAATTCATTTTCTGGCGCATCAAAAAGTAGATGGACAATGAGATTTTGAGGAATAGCATTTGGTTCAAGCATTAGGGCGAAATATCTGTCAAAACATTCAGAACAGCAAATACTTCCATTATTTAATGCGGTATAATGGTTGTATTGTCTGTAGGAACTATAAAAGTTGTTTTTAAGAATACCGAGCTTGGGAAATAGGCACAATAGAATACTTTCTATACTCTCTTTTTTATCTCTTGAAGCACTTTCAGTTATAGTGTTAAAAGCGTTTTGTATCTTAGCTTTTTCTTGCTCATATTGATTAGATATTGGCGTTGAACCACCACATAATTGTTCTTTGTGCCGTTGTAACTCTGAATATATGGCAGGCTCAAATATTTGGAGACAGGTTAAACCAATTAAATCAATCGGATATGTATCGCTTTTTAATAATGCATATTTAAGTGCATATGTATTTGCAAAACGCACAACATCTCTGACCGAAGTAAAAAAATCTTTTATTCCAAGGTGAAACAAAGTTCCAAAATACTCTTTGTCCCATTTTTCATCAGGAAAGTTTGCTATAATTGAATTTAACTTTGTAAAAAAGACTTGATATATATCATCAGCGTTTGGCGATGGGAGTTCAAAAGGTACTTGAATTACCTTCTCCAAATATTCTGCTCCATCACCTTTTTGGACTTCTGATAAAGCTCTTACTACAACATCCCTATCAAATGCCAACAAATATATAGTATATGGAAAGTCAGCCAGCGACTTAATTAATTGAAAAACAGAAATGATTTCTTGATTTGACAATCTATCCACATCATCAATAGTTACTATTATCTTAACTTTCTCTTTTAAAAGCGTAGCAATAATTTCATCCTTTATTTGTTGTAAATCTCCACTTTTTGTTTCGCTATACGCTTTAGCTTTTTTGCCCAGTATTTTGCCTATAGTCATTAGAATACTACCTGCAATAGGAATAGCATTTGCTAAATCAAAGGCATCGGCATAATCGTTCATAAAATTACAAATATGGACTAGTTTTGGCCTTTTAATTTTTATTGCCGAAGAAAGCTGTTTAAAAAATTGAGATATTAATTGCTTAGGGTCTGAACAAAGCCAAGGGTTAAATCTTAACACAATGGGTTTATCTATTGAACTACTAGCCAGCATTTCAAATTTTTCTAATACCATATTAATAACAGAAGTTTTTCCGCTCCCCCATTTGCCATATAACCCAATAGCAAATCCATCTGAAACAGTATAGTCTAGCATTGTTTGAGCCAAGTTTTCTGCAAAAGACGCTCTATTGAGCATATCATCCGCTACACTTTTAATTGGCAAATCTGAGTTTAACATATTCATACCTCCCCCAAAACCATACGTTCATTTTAATTGTTTCCCACGCTGCTTAATTGGACTTTTCAGTAGTTCAGACTTCTGTGCAATCCTTGTCAGCCATTGCTTTTCCTCATCGGTCAAGCGGCTGTATTTTAGCCTTGTCTGCTTACAGAAAAGCATGATAAGCTGCTCCGCCCTGCTTCCCTTGAAGTTCGCCACTTCCTCTAAATTCCGTTTGATTTCCTGTGCAACCGTGGTATTTGGGGCGCTGGTGCTGTCGTTCCTGTGGGCGTTCTTTATATCTTGCATAATGGCGTCTATATCCTCATGCACCCGCTGAGAAAAATACTCGCCCTCGTTCACATGGGCGGCTTGCAATAAATACACATCTTTGTCCTGTTCGCTGGGGCGGTACTTCTCTATAATTTCCGCCCGCACTACATCCACCCAAGCATTGATATTTTGTATCTGCATAGCGGCGATACCATCCACATAAATCTCAATATCCGCCAGCAGCTTTACAAAATCCTTGTGCGCCGCCATTTCACAAAGTAACCGGGTATTGATTTGCCCGCTTTTCAATAACGCTATCATTTCATCACTCAAATGCAGCTCCGCAAGGTCTGTGTTTGGGTGATTTTTGTTTTCTGTCATTCCCAGCAGGTAGTCGGTGGACACGCCGTAGCATTTCGCCAATGTCACAATACTGGTATGGCTGATGTCCTTGTACTCGTCCGTTTCATACTGCCCCAAAGCGGAGCGGGAAATGCCAGTCTGCTCCGCAAGCTGTTCAAGGTTCAGCCCACGGCTTGTCCGCAAGTCCTTTAGTTTCTCCTGTATGGTCAAGGTCACATTCATTCCCGCCGCCCCTTTCTGTCCAAAGCACTTTTTTCCATTATACCACATTTCCATAAGCGTGGAAATTCTTTGTTTTACCGCCCGATTTCCAACCTTTTGGATATACGGGATGGGCGGTCAGAAAAGTATACACTTGATTTATCGGCCGATGAAAAACACCAAAACGGAGGACAAGCAATGGCAAAACAAATGACACCGGAGCAGCGGCGCAAGGCCAATACTCTCATACGGAAAACCTGCTGCAACTACGATAACGGCAACTGCATTGCCCTTGACGATGGGGAGGAATGTGTCTGCGTGCAGAGCATTTCCTATTCGCTGCTGTGCAAGTGGTTTGTAAGCGCTGTACTGCCAGCGGACAAGGCGCTACACGCTGAGATTATGGGTGAAGTGGTGAAACGCTGTGCCGTCTGCGGGGCGGTATTCGCTCCCCGCTCCAACCGGGCGAAATACTGTGAAAACTGCGCCCGCAAGGTACATCGGCGGCAAAAGAACGAAAGTGACCGCAGAAAGCGGTCACATACGGACAAATAGGGGGCTGCAAAGCCCCATTCTACAAGGGTTTGTGAGGGGCGTTCCGGGTTGGGCAGTATGTTTGTACCCCTACCCCGGAAAACAGCCCTCTAACCGTCACCAACAGGAGGAGGATAATGCCACAACACGCAATTCTACGCTTTGAAAAACAAAAGGGCAACCCGGCAAGGCCGCTGGAAGCCCATCATGAGCGCCAGAAAGAGCAGTACGCCAGCAATCCCGATATTGATACCAGCAAGAGCAAATACAATTTCCACATCGTGAAGCCACTGGGCAGATACTACCACTTTATCCAGCGCCGTATAGAACAGGCGGGATGCCGTACCCGCAAGGACAGCACCCGCTTTGTGGATACACTCATCACCGCCAGCCCGGAGTTTTTTAAGGGCAAGCCACCAAAGGAGATACAGGCATTTTTCCAGCGGGCGGCTGATTTTCTTATCCAGAGGGTAGGCCGGGAAAACATCGTTTCAGCGGTGGTGCATATGGACGAAAAAACGCCGCACCTACATTTGACCTTTGTGCCGCTGACAAAAGACAACCGCCTTTGCGCCAAAGAGATTTTGGGCAACCGTGTTGATTTAAGCCATTGGCAGGATGATTTTCACAGCTATATGGTACAGGCTTATCCCGACCTAGAGCGTGGGGAGAGTGCCCAAAAGACAGGCCGCAAGCACATTCCAACAAGGCTTTTCAAGCAAGCGGTTTCCCTTTCCAAACAGGCCAGAGCCATTGAAAATGTGCTGGACGGTATCAACCCCTTAAATGGCGCAAAGAAAAAAGAGGAAACCCTCGCTTTGCTGAAAAAATGGTTTCCCCAGATGGAGAATTTCAGCGGCCAGCTAAAGAAATACAAGGTCACGATTGAGGATTTATTGGCCGAAAACAAGAAGCTGGAAGCCAGAGCAAAGGCCGGGGAAAGCGGCAAGCTAAAGGACACGATGGAACGGGCGAAGCTGGAAAGCGAACTGCATAATATCCGGCGGTTGGTGGAGCGCATCCCGCCCGATGTGCTGGAACAGGTTAGGCGCGAGCAGCAACAAAATAAGCGGCAGAGATAGCCGCATTGTACCTTGATAACCAAATATTGATTTTATGAAAGGATACTGAATGACAGAAAAGAAGCAAGGATGCAGCAAAAATCCATATGACATTGAATTACCGCAATCCATTATAGAATCCTTTGCTCGGTTTCTTGTGCCAGAGATACGCAAGTTTTACGAGAGTGAACAGGGGCAAAAGGAGTTTGCCGAGTGGCAGGAGCGGAAAACCGAACATAAGACAGACTGACAAAAAGAGCGGCCAAGGCGTTAAACCCTTGACCGCTCTTTTCTGTTTTGCCCTTACAGCCACACCGTTACGGCAAAGCCACCTTTGAAAAAGTAGGTGTTCGTGTAAGGTTCATTTGGCGAGGGCGGTCAGTTTAGATCTCCTGTCCACTATAAAGTCAACATCCCTTCCGCTGCCGTGCTGTTGTCTTTGAGAAGTTAACCGCCCAAAACCGGCCTCAATTCCGGGTCTTCGTTTTCTGGTGAATGAAGGATTTCCAACTCTGGCAATTTCTTCAGAAAATTTTCTACATTCCGGTATTGTACACCTTGCTCTGCTTGAAAATCCTCCCCGCGATAGAGGACATACCGTCCCCGGATCGGGCCGAACCTCGCCTCTGCCTGCCGGCATTTATCCTTGTCAATCAAATGTCGATACTGCCCTGCAACTTGCTCCTTGCTGTGCTTAATCTCGAATATCTCACAACAGTTTTCTTTTTTGTCGTAGACCACCATATCAAATTCCCCGGCGGAGAATTGCAGCTTGAAGATGTAATGGTTTTGATCCGCTGCCTTCATAGTCTCCAGCAGAACGATGTCTTCCAACATCCGTCCCCGGACTTCCTCCAAAATCCGTTCGGATACCCGGCTTTTCTCCTGTTCGCTCAGGCTGGAAAAGGTCCTATCCTTCATCAGCGAGTGGACAAGGGCCTGCGCCTGACAATACCGCATACCCGGCTGGGTGAACAAGATGTGTTCCACAGGCTCCGCGTCCGGATCGGTCGTTTCAATGGGACAATCCACGATCAGCTCCAGCGCGGTCAAATACTCTTTGATCTCATTGATATGGGCCTGTGTGATACCGATAGATTGTTCCTCTTGATTGCGAATGTCCAGCAGCTCCATCAGCCGCCGGGTGACCGCCTCGGTATCGATGGTATCCAATATCGCTGTGCGTTTTTGGGGATCACGCTCCTTCCGCAGGTTTGCGGCGGTGAGCCGCAGATCATGAGAGGTGAAATCCTCCGTCAGCACCGAAATCAGGAAGCGGTGGTTCATGTCCTCAATGATCCGGTTGATGGCACTGGTCAACTCCCCAGCTTCGTACAGAGAATACAGGTGACGAAAATGCCCTCCTGCTTCATAACAGGCCAGAGAATGCTGGATGTTTTTGCAGATCGCCGTGTCAATGTACCGCCGTGTGGATTCATTATCCCGGAAGGATGCATCCTGAGCGTTGGCGTCCGCATCATCAAAGGCTGTTTCCCCCGCCCGCAGGGTTCCTCCATAGCGGATATACTCGTCGATGCTGTCGATTCCCAGCAGCCGGCTGTATTCCCGGTAGGGGATGAAAGTCGTGTGGATGGGTTTGGCCCGGTCATACAGTTCCTGATCCATGGCCAGCCAGAACCCCAGGGAATCCGTTCCCGACAAAACGATCTTCATCCCCATGGCCGCATACACATCGGAAAACAAGGCGGCTGAGTCGATGAAGTCTTTCATCAGTGTGGCTTCATCAAGAAACGCATACTGGAATCCGGCTTCAAACAGTTTTTTCAAATCCCGGTTCACCATCGCCATGGTATCGGACCGGCGGGCCTTGATATAAGCGGCGCGGCGGAAATCCTCCGGCGCCATCCGGCCAATAGCCTGCCGCAGCATGGTAGTTTTCCCCGTCCGGCGAAGGCCGTAAACCAGGCAGACCCGATCCCGCTCGGCGCTATATAGGTAATCCTCCAACTGGCCGAAGCAGTCACGACGCTCCCAGCCCTCAACCCCTTGCGCCAAAGCGGACAACCCTTTGCCCGTGATCACACTGGTTTCAAAATCCAGCTTCATCGGCGGCTGCTTCGGCATAACGGCCTGCAAGCTCTTTAACTCCGCTTGTAGGGCTTTGCGGCGTTCGATTTGTTCCTTTAGGGGCTCCATTTCTCCCTCCCGCAGATACTTGCCGCGCTGTTTCCCGTTTTCCATCCACTGATGGTAATAGCGCGTCTTCCCATGGATGGTCTTTTTTGAAATATACCCAATGGGCAGCGCAGAAATCTGACGCTCCAGCTCCCGGATTTTTTCCTGTACCGTTCTTTCGTCCATAGTACACCTCCATTCCTCTGATTTTAGTATACCTCATTGTAACCCAATAATCAATAGGTTATAATGGGTTACAGCAGGAAAACCAGCTTCAGGGGAACGGATCGACCGGCCCATGCGAGGAAAAGATCCGTTTTTCCATAAAACCGCAGGACATGGCCAGCTGTGATAATTTGGTATGCCTTGGTGCCACTCTGTAAGCAGGGGCGCCAGGCCTATCTTTGTGCGGATCAGAATCCTCTGGTTGAGAGGTGGAGAGATCTTCATTTCCCATGCCCTCCACTTTTTCTTTCTCATTCAAATGGGCGGATTCTTCCAGTTTTTCTTTTAGAGTGGTCTTCGTCCAGCCAAACCGCAGGGAAGCGTTCAGATACCAAGCCCGTTCCGCTAAGGTCAGGTCCGCTTCCAGGATCAGCACATTGAGGGTCCATCCGGTCTGCATCGCCAGTTTCAGCAGGTCGGGCTGGTCCCCATAGGCCTGATAAAAGGCCCGCATCCGGCGAAGGTTCCTGGGAGAAAAGCCGGAAAGCTCCGGGTGGGCTTCCCGAAGGTAACCGGCGGCAGCCACCGCCGCGCCCTTTTCGGGCCGCAGGGCAACAGCCTTCCCGATGGCGGCATACTGATCCATCTGGTTTTTATTCCGGCGCAAGGCTGTTTCCAACTGTGCATACAAATTGGTATAGTCTACTGGTTTGCGCTTGTTCATGGCTTTCCTCCTTCCTGATGCGGAGCATCGTTTTTAACCGGTATGTATTCCCGCAAAAGAAAAACGCAGCTGATGCTGCGTCAATCCTCTCGGTTTAAAGCACTCTGACCATCTGTTCCCAGAGCAGAACATATTTTTCCTCAAAGATCCTGTTGTCGTGGTAGTGGCCGAACAGCCAGTAGTGGAACTTGGCTTTTTGCCGGACCATCTCCAGAAAGTCGGTGAGTGGATCGTGTCCATAGGTACCGCCACTGAGCAGGTCCACAATGTGATTGGGAGCCGCGTGGGTGACGATGTAATCCACCTCCCAGACTGCCTGTTCCAGAACTTTCTCCGCCTCCCGGTATTCCTCCTGGGAGGGCATTTCCTCTTTCCACCAGCTACGGTGGTTGATCCGGAACTGTGCCCCGATGCTTCGGTAGTAGAGATACTGTTCCCGGAAATCCTCCGCGAAGGGGCTTAAGATCCCATCCTCAATGTCGTGGCTTTTTCCGCCGCCCATAGTGAAGAAGCTGTGCCCCTGCAGCTGGAACACCTGGCTGCGGAGCAGATGGATCACATGGGGCCGGATGCGCTGTATCTTTCCGCCGTTCCAGTCCTCCACCGGATACTCTGCCAGCAGGTCGAAGTTCTCGTGGTTGCCGGATACGAACAGCAGCGTGAAGGGCAGCTGCTCCAGCCGGTCCAGCCGCGTCTGTTCCTGTCTGCCTCCGTCCCATACCCCGCCAAAGTCCCCGCAGACGATCACATAGTCATCCTTGGTCATGGATGTTTGCTCGGGGAAATATTCCTCCCGAAAGCGTTCAAAGTTGCCGTGGGTATCCCCAGTCGCGTAGATCATACAATCCCCCCGTCTTCATTATAGCACAGTTTCCCGGATCTCCGTCCCGTCCTTCAGGCAGACCAGGATTTCGTGGGCCGAGAGGACCTTCACCGTTTCCACCGTCTGCCGGACCAGGGCTTCGTCCCACTCAGTGATCTCCGAAGGGGTGCCGGCGAGCAGCGATTCCGCTTCCTGGAGCCTTCCGGTGATCGCCAGGTCCGCTTGCTGGGCCTCCAGCAGCTGGACGCGCCTCGTCTGGAGGGTGGTCATCTGTTCGTTGATGGCCGTGAACTCCTCCTGATAGGACATGACGTCCCCGCCGCATTCCTGCACCTCCTCGAGGAGGGCCTGGAACCGGCCCTGCAGTTCCTCCAGGGATCGGTCGATCTCGGTCAGGGTCTGGAAATCGTCCATTTTGGGTGTCATCTCCTGGCGGATGGCGTTCCCAATACGCTCTATGAGCACCTCTTTTGGCCCCATCACCGAATTGAGGGCCCTTAGGATCGCCTGCTGGAGCGGCCCTTCCTCCATGGTGGGGGAGTCCTTGCAGTATTTGCTGCCATAGTCCAGCCGGCTGCTGCACCGCCAGACGATCTTTTTCCCGCCCTTGCGCACCCAGGTGCAGCGGCGGTAGAGGGTGCCGCATTCCCCGCAGACCAGCCGGTCGCTGAGGGCATACCGGGAGGTGTAGCTGGAGAGCCCGGTGGCCGCCGCCCGCTTGTTGGGGGACCGGCGGGAACTGCGCCGGGCAAATTCCGCCTGGGCCGCCTGGTAGGTTTCCCGTCTGACGATCCCCTCGTGGTGGTCCTGGATGAGGTACATGGGAAGCTGCCCCACATTTTTGATGACCTTCCGGCTGATACAGTCGCTGATGAAGGTCTTTTGCAGCAGCACATCCCCGCAGTACTTCTCGCTCTTTAAGATATTCTCAATGGTGGAGAGGGACCACTCCTTGCCCTTTCTTGGGGCGATTCCCTCCGCGTCCAGCCAGCCTTTGATTTGCCGGATGCTCTGTCCCTGCAGGAAGCCTTTGTAGATCCGTCGGACCACTTCCGCTTCTTCGGGGATGACGTATGGATTTCCTTCTTCGTCCTTCCCATAGCCGTAGAGGTTTTTGTACTGAACCGTCGCCCGGCCTTCCCGCATGGCCTGGCGGATACCCCAGCGCACATTGTGGCTGATGGATTCGCTCTCCGCCTGGGCAAAGGCTCCCATCATGGTGATGAGCATTTCGCTCTCCGAGTCCATGGTATTGATGTTCTCCTTTTCGAAGATCACCGCGATGCCCAGATCCTTTAAGGCTCGGATGTAGTTGAGGCAGTCCACCGTGTTGCGGGCGAAGCGGGAGATGGATTTTACCAAGATCAGGTCTATTTTCCTCTGCCGGCAAAGACGGATCATCCGGAGAAACTCCGGGCGCTTGGCGGCGGAGGTACCGGTGATCCCCTCATCCGCAAAAATACCGGCCATTGTCCAATCGGGATTCTGCATGATCTTGTCGGTGTAGAAGGTCTTTTGGGCCTCGTAGCTGGTGAGCTGCTCCTTGTCATCGGTGGATACCCGGCAGTAGGCGGCAACGCGGAGCTGCCGTTTTACTGCCCTTCCTTTTACCTCCGGGTTTGCCGGGATTATGGTGATTTTCGGTACGGTTTCGGTCATGATTGTGGCTCCTTTCCAAGGATCTGTCCGTTTTTCAACTTCACTGCTATGGCTCCGGTAGGACCAAGCAGGATTTTCGCTGTGATTTGCCGGATCAAGGTGGGAGTAAGATCCGTTTGACATTTCCTCTCCAGCAGGCGGCGGATGCGGGCGCTCTCATACCGCTCCGGCCCGATATCTGTTAACTGTGCAGCAGCCAGGGCAAGGGCGGCTTGGTAGGCCGGCTGCTCGGCCTCGTTGACCGAGGTCATGGCTTGCTCCAGGCGGAGTTCCAGATCACGATGCTCCCGGGTCCGGTATGGAGGCGCTTGGATCTTCTCCGGGTGCCGGGTATAGGGCGTCAGCAGGCGCTGGAGATCCGCCAGCAGCTCCGGCCCTGTTTTCCTGACCGGAGGGCCGCCGCATTGCGGGCAGGTCCAGTTGTCCCGCTGATTTCTGGCCATTGGAGCGCCGCAATGGGCGCATACTACCAGCCCCCGCAGCAGGCGCAGTTCCTTTGCTTTCTCTGGAGATCCTCCTGTTTTCGGGCGTTTTTGCTGGGTTGTTTGGAAAATCTCCGGTTCGATCACCCGCGGGAAATCGTCTATCCCGGTGTACCGCTCATCCTGGAGGATGCGGGCTACCATGTTCTTGTTCCAGGGCTGGCCGTCTTCCCGATAGGGCACCGGCTGGCTGCCAAGGGACTCGACGAGCTGATTGTAGGAAGCGCCCTCCTGATAGGAGTGGAAAATCAGCCGAACCACCTCGGCCTCTGGTTCCTTGATACACACCTTGCCCATCCGCAGCATATAGCCGAAGGGCAACTTCCGGTTTTTCATCAGCGCACCGTCCTTTCGATGGTTTCTCGCAGTTCCAGGCCGTTTTTCAGGCGAAAGCAGAGGATAGTGTTGCTCTCCACGATGATCCGCTCCACCAGGTCCGAAAAGATGGCCTCGTCAAACTCGGGAAGGAATTCCGGCATGGAGGAGAGCGCCTCTATCAGTTCCCTGGTCTGCTCCAAGGTCTGATCCTGATCTGCCGACAGGAGGCGTTCCTTCTGTGCCTGGGCCTCCCGGAGTTTTCGGGCGATCTCGTTTGTTTGGGATATAAAAAAATCAGAGTTCAAAAGGCCGTGCTTCTGCATCTCGGCCAGCATGTGATTCCGATCCATCAGGTTTCCTATTTGCTTGTTGAGTTCCACAATGTCCACCCGCCAGAGGTATTTCTGTTCCCGGATCCTCCGACAGTTGGCGGCAAGCTGTTCCAGAACAGGGATGCCATCCATCCGAAGGCGGTGGTAGATCCGTAAGAAGGCGGATTGGATTTCCTGCTCGGAGATCTGGGTGATAGGGCAATTCTCCTTATTGCGAAAATGCGTGCGGCAGGTCCAATAAGTGCTCCCCCTTCTTTCTACCCTTCGGAAGAGAGAGCCGCAGCACCCACAGAAAAGTTTTCCAGCTAAAACACGGCGCTCCGTTTGACCGCAGGCCGGCTGTATTTTCTGAGAACGGCAAACCAGCAGTTCTTGCGCAGCGTCAAAAACTTCCTTCGGTACAATAGGCGGGTGGCTGTCTTTCAGATAATACTGCTGTTTTTCCCCATGATTTCTCTTCTTAGCATGAGGCAGGGTTTCTGTTGTCCACTTCTTTTGCAGGAGAGCGTTCCCCGCATACCGCTCGTTTCTCAGAATATACAAGATGGTGGTTGCATACCAATTCCCACCATGGTCCCTCGTTTGAACGTTCAGCGTATTGACCCAAGCCGCAATTTCGTCTGCGCTCTGGCCTTCCAGATAACGACTGAAGATCTGGCGGACGATTTCCGCCTCCGTTTCGTCGATCTCCAGTTTGCCCTGTTCCAGACGGTAGCCGAAGGGTGCTTTGCAAGTGATGAATTTTCCGCTCTCCATCCGCCGCCGGTAACTCCACCGCATATTCCCGGAGATGCTCTCGCTCTCCTTTTGGGAGATAGCGGCGAAGACGGCGGTCAGAAGCTCCCCGCTCATCTGGGCTGTGTCAATGTTCTGTTCCTCAAAGCAGACGCCTACCCCAAGGCCCTTCAGCAGCCGGATGGTTTCCAGGCAGTCGGTGGTGTTGCGGGCAAAGCGGGAGATGGATTTGCAGAGCACCTTGTCGATGAGGCCGCGTTTGCAATCGGCAATGAGCCGCTGAAACTCGGTACGCTTCTCGGCTGAGGTGCCGGTGATCCCTTCGTCGGCATAGAGGTCGACGAAGACCCACTCCTCCTTGGAGGTGATGTATGTGGTGTAATACCGCACCTGGGCCATGAAGGAGTTCAGCTGGTCGGTGGAATCGGAACTGACCCGGGCATAGGCTGCTACCCGTAGTTTCTTCGGGCGGAGCTCCTTGTCCGCCTCGATGACGATAACCCGGGGCTGCTTCTTGGCCAGGCTGCCCTCCACCATCGGCTTTTCTCCCATCGCTCTCACCTCCTATCAGCAATACAACATACCACAACCTTCCCTCAATAGCTATGTCCATCCGGGCGGAAAACTCAACAAAGATTTCGCCTCAAATCCGGCGAGAATCGGGCATTTTACGCCGCTTGTCTTGGTGCGGAAAGGTGGAGATCCGATTCCAGTTCTGCCTCCAGCCGGGCCGCGATCCGCCTCAGTTCCTTTTCGGTAAAGCCGTGGCCCTCCAGGGCTTTTAAAAGCCGGAGCATCCCATAGTAATTGATGATCCCTCTTGCGTCCATTCCGGTTCCTCCTCTCGCTGTGGGGAAAGGGCAAAGCTGATACGCAATGCCCGGTCCACTTGTCCCTGTTTCTCTGGGGGAAGCATCCCCACCCGTTCCAGCAGCCGGGATTTGTCTATCGTCCGTACCTGCTCCGCCAGCACAAGGGAGGGCCGCCGGAGGCCGCTGTCTGTGCCCACAGGCACATGGGTGGGTAAATGCGCTTTGCTGCCCCTGGCAGTCATCGCAGCGACGATCACGGTAGGGCTGAACCAGTTGCCCACCTCATTTTGCAAAATCAGCACCGGGCGGATGCCGCCCTGCTCGGAACCGACCACCGGATTGAGGTCTGCGTAGTAGATCTCCCCCCGGTGGACGGTCCTCTCCGACCGATCCATGGCTTTCCTCCTTCCTGTCCGGGTATGTATCAGGCCGGCCTTCGGTTGTGATTCCGTATTGGAAAAGAGGACCGGCCTGTTTTTTCTTGATTGCAGCGCCTGGTATTCTTCCCGTCCCCCAGGCTGTGGGCAGCGGCTGAACTGTGCCTGGCGGCACACTCCGGGACTTTCACCCCTCCGAGGATCTCTCCGAGCTGCCCCCATTGGTTGAGTCTGTGGCTGGGCAGGGGTACCATTGTAGGCGGATCGGGTCATGGCGAAACAGCTTGCCAGTGCTGCTTTGGGATGGATGGGGACCGCTCGCCGTCTTGTTGGCCGTCTTTGATGCAGGTACTTCCTGCACAGGCGGGTCTTGGCGCATCCTCCGCATCGCTTGCCCCCTCTCGGGGCCGGTCCGCTGATGTGATTCAGTCGCTGGGTATTCGGTTTTCAAAGTTCAGGCAGGGCCTCTAAAAAAGCCCCTCACTATTAAGCCGAGTTCAGAAGGGGGTTGTACGAAACTTTTTTCAGCTTTCCAACAATTTTCTCAATTTTTTCAAAGCCTGCTCCTTGCGGTAGTGAATGGTCATGGTCGGTAAACCGAGTGTTTGAGCGGCTTGCCGGATGGTTTTCCCCTCATAGAAAAGCATCTGGATCAGACAGCAATCTGCCTCTGGCAGTTGGGTCAATGCCTCCCGAAGAGCCTCCCGCATCACATGGGTGACCGCATCTGTTTCCACGGCGGGAGCATCCAAGTCAGGGATCATTTCCTCACCCAGGGTTTCCTCGGTGTCCAGATCGCTGTACCGGACGGTGCCGTTGCGGGTATCCTTTTCCTCCAGGGTTCGCAGATGGCGTTCGAAGCCGTAATACGCTTGGTAGACTTCACGGGTCACCTGTACGCGGGTCCTCTCGACTGGGATGGTGTAGATTTTCGTTTCTTTACGGTTAATTTTCTCCTTCATAAGCCCTTTCTCCTGGTTCAGACGGTGGTTGGTCGGTCTGAGCCAGGGGTCAGGGATAGGCCGCTACAGCGGCCTGCCAGCCTCGCAGGTACATCAGAGAGTCCTTTCCCGGCAAGCCGAGCGGGGACTCTCATCTTCCGTGCGAGGCAAATCGGGCAGCAAAAAAGCGCCGCGGAAATCAGAAAACAGCAAAATCCTGTTTTCTGACCTCACACGGCGCTTGGTAGTCTTCGGTCCTATGGGACCGGCTCCGCTTGCTCGATTTGAGTAAGAATAAATGTATTCAGTTTAAAAGGGGAACTGTCTTTTTCTCCACCTCCGGCGCTGCCGGCGGAAGTACGCCAGGTTCAGCACCGAAATGGTTTTGCATTTTTGGCACTTGGCAGTCATATGGCCGCTCAGGTCGGAGTAGACGACCCCGATCTTGTAGCCGCAGTTGGGACAGTAGAGGGTTTTCTCTACCAGATGCTCCGCCTCCTTTCGGGAGAGCTCTGCAAAGTATTGCCGCCGCTCCCGCTCACTGGAGGAAAGCATCACTGTCACCACCCAACCCGAGTTCCTTAGAAAAATATTCCGACAGAGGATGATGGCTGAGAACCCCCAGGTTGTCCAACCGGATCACCAGGGCGGTATAGGAAACGCCCATCGCCTGGGCCATCTCGCTGAGGATCGCCTTTTCCCTAGTGCGGAAGACCCGCTCTCCGTAGACTGGCAGGCAGTTCCTCTCCGTATGCCGCTCCAGTTCCTGTTTGACCAGGAAGCGGGGCATCAGCAGGGAGGCGGCCAGGGTATTGGCCTGCCACTCGGCGATGGAGAGCCGTTCCTTCAGCTCCTCGATTGCGTACACCTGGCCGGTATCATATGGCCTGTGGAAGTGGGCCGTCTGTCCTGCGCCCATCCGGTTTGTCAGCACATGGCCCGCCTCATGGGCCAGGGTAAAGCGCCGGCGGTTCTGTTCCTCTGCCCGGAGAAGGTAGCGTTCCAGCACGATGGTATCCCTGGGGAAAACCACCGAAACCGGCTTTCCTTCCCGGTAGATTTTGAGTTTGGAGATCCCGTCTCCGCAGAAGCCGATCTTGTCCAGGTCTTTTTCGGCAAAAGCTTCATAGAAGACCGGGCAGCGCAGAACATCTTTTACAAATCCATCGATATCCACACAGGGGACCCCTTTTCCCTCGTGATATCGCTCCATCAGGCCATCGCAGATCTCATCGGCTTCGGCCCGGGAAAGGAAATTCCTCATACAAACCCTCCTTTTCTCTCACTTTACCTGTTTGATGATGTGCTGGGCAACGCCTTGGATATAGCAGTGGTCCACATAAATGTCCGCCATCTCCCGGTTCTCCGGATGGAGCCGCACTTGTCGGCGTTCCCGGTCGAGGAAAAACCGTTTGAGGGTGGTTTCATTGTCCACCAGGGCCACGACGATCTCACCCTCTCTGGCGGTGTGCTGCTTTCGAACCACCACCAGGTCGCCGTCCTCGATCCCGGCCTCCACCATCGAGTCCCCCTGTGCCCGGAGGATGAAGTGGGCCGAATCGCCAAAAATGACGGTCGGCAGCGGTACATAGCTTTCAAAGTTCTCCTCTGCATACTGGGGCTGGCCGCAGGCGACCGCTCCCAAAATCGGGGAAAGCTCCACCGCCGGGTCCGCTTTGCGGGTCACCGGCGTATCCAGATGCTTTCCATCGTAGTGGATGCGCCCTTCCAGGTCCAGCTCCTTCAGATAGGCGTGGACCCGGCTGCGGGAGAGCCCCGCCAGACCGACCAGCTCGGTGATGGTGGGCGCCCGGCGATGGGCCAGGAAGAAGGACTCGATGGCCGAAATGATTTTCTCTTTCATTTCCTCGCTTTTATACCGCATGGCGTTTGCCCTCCAGTCTAAACAGAATTAACCGTTCTGTTTAGCTTCAGTATACCAGAGGCGGATTTGCCGCACAAGAGGAAAACAAGCCAAATAGAAAAGGTGGGCGTTTTAGCGCCCACCTCACGGGAATTTACAGCTTATTTGCCTGTTTCCAGGCAGTTTTGCAGCATCCACTGGTACTGCTCCCGGATCGTTTCTGGGGCAGTGATCTGGATATCCCCGCCGAAGGTGAACACCCAGGCATAGAATGTGGGGCTGGCGGAGAGGAAAACCTCTGCTTCAAAGGCGCCATCCCCCAGGTCCCTGGTCAGCACATCTTCCCCAAAGCGGTCGATGATCTGTTTCATCAGGTTGCCTGCACAGCGGAGGGTTACCTGACAGGGCTCTCCGTCGTACATCTGGAACACCTGCCGGAAATAGACCTCCACATCATAATCTGCTGGTGGAGTATGGAATGCCTTCTGCGATAGGTCCGGGCGCAGCATCCGGTCCACCCGGAATTTGGCCACCTTTCCATGGCTTTCCGACCAACCAACCACATAGTACCGGTCGCTGTCCCAGACCAGGTCATACGGGGAAAGGCAGTAGAATTGGCCGCCATGCTTTGGGACCTTTTCTTTTTGGCTGGTATATTCCAGGTATTGAAACTCTACCGCCTGCCTCTGTCGGATGGCAGTATGGAGAAGGTCGATGGTGTACAGGACTGCCTCGTTGGTGGTTTTGGCTTTTCCTTGAACGAACAGCCGCCGGTGGAGTTCCTCCCGGTCGGAGGGGCCGGCCATTTGGGTCAGCTTTTCCACGATGGCCTCTGTTTTATGCGGGGAGATGAACCGGGCGGCCTGCACTGCGTCGATGATGAGTTTCAGTTCCGCCAGTTCCAGCCCTCTGTCCCCGATGAAGTACTGGTTCTGACGGCCCCGGTTGCAGATGATGTCCCAGCCAGCCTCCTGGAGATCCCGGATATCCGCTGCCACCGTTTTCCGGTCGGCATGGATGCTCTGGGATTCCAGGTAGGCGAGGATCTCGGTGATGATGGCTGGGCGGGACTCATCTGTATGATTCCAAAGGTATTGAAAAATGGCCAAGGGGCGGTTTTTATCAGGCAATGGAGATCCCTCCCAGCTGCAGATCATTGGCAGTCTATTCAAAATTACGGTTTCCTGACGCGAATTCTCCCATACAGATATCCAGAACAGGGCGAGCCGGCTGGATCAGGGCGTCCTCATACCGGCACTTCCACTGGATATCCTGGCTCATCTGGCCATCCTCCACGCCGTCTACGGTTTCACCATCCTTAATGGGGTTATCATGTTCCAGAATGTAGGACACCACATTGTAGGCATGGTTTACCACCCAGTTGGGGTCCATGTCGTGGAAGTGGTACTGGAGATCCGGCAAAAACAGGGTGCTCATACCCACCGTGTCGATGAGCATATCCTCCGTGCCCGCAATGTTGAAGAATCGGACATTGACGCCAAAGCGGATGAAACGGTCCGGGCCTTCGATCTGGTGGGAACGCACATCCTCCGCCAGGAACAGCTTGCCGCAGTTTTGAAAGTAGAACGCCTCGCAGGTGGGGTACAGCTCCGCCAGGGCGTCGAGAAAGTCGGCGTCCAGGTTGGCCCGGTCCAGCGCCGGAAGCGCCGCAGCCAGTATATCGGTGGCCACCACCTGATACCGGCACTCCCGGAAGATCCGGTCCCGGTCCTCCTGGCAGTCCCACATCTGACTCAACAAAAAGGCATCAAAGCCTTTGCCCTTGAACTTGTCGCATTTCATCACCATCAGCTGTACCGGGCACTTACCATCCTGAAATTCCGCGATATGCTCCAGTGCGGCAAAGCCCGCCGTCTTTTTATCGTGGCAGAAGCACTCTGCTGATCCGATGTGTTTCCCCATTACGGCAGTCATTTTTTCTTTGTCCGGCATGGGCACCGGCTCTTTGAACAGCATCTGAATGAGATAGGGACCGCCGGGCTGGGGGCCTTTTTTGTCATCCAGGTTTTGCCGGAAAACTTGATTGCTCAT